GCAATGACCCCCGGCGTGCCTCGACCGGTAAAAACCCACGCCGGGGCGCGGCGTTGTGCCATCTGCTGCATGGCCTGGCTGATTTCCGATAAGGCGGCATCGCGCTGGGATGCAAAGCGCTCTGCCATCCCTTTCAGAGCATCCAGCCCCATCGGCGCGGTAGCCTGCTGCTGGGCAACCGCCATACGCTGGGCAGTCAATGCCTGCCGACAGGTCGCCACCGACAACAGCGCCGCAGCGGGCAACGTGCGGCTTTTAGCCGGGAGTTGCATCTTTACCGTGGACAACTCCGCCATAGCCCGCGCCTGTCGGGCAACCTGGCTCAATACCGGGGTGGGAAAAACCTCCGCCAGTGCCTCCAGCGCCTGTAGAAATTCCCCCAGCCCGTTCCCGCAGACCATCCACACGCACACCGCCACGTTATCCGCCGCAGCGCCTAACTTGTCAGCCAGGTAAGTCACCGCATTGACCGGGCTTAAATAATGACCGCTGTCGGTCACGTTGCCCACGCCATAGACCCACGGATGAACCGGCAACACCGAACAGGTCACCGGCGGCAGTGCGGACGTCAGGCAGATATCAGCGCACCGCCATGTCATACCGCCGGAGCCTCCGGCCAGTCGATATCTGGGGCGGCATTTACATCTACCCGATTTAGCAATACGCGATAGGCTTTCCAGGCATTCAGTGCCGCTACCTCATCATCGGTAGCCATATTCAGTTCAACCGCATCACCTAACATCTGGATGCGGGTGGTAGCCGTCTCCAATCGCAGCCCTTGATCCCGTTGAGCGGCAATAATCTCAGCCTGTTTCTGCACATCCTTATCCGTTACCCATTCCTTCCCACTCCAGACGTCAAACTCGGAAGAGGGAGCCTGCAACGTGGCAAACGCGGGTAACTCACCTAGCGACGCTACGGTAAAAGGCTCTCGGGTTTCCGTGTGATATGCGGTTACCCCACGATAATCAGGCACATACTCCCATTGTTGCCCGTCAGTTGTTCGGCACAGCGCCTGACCGGTGCCGGGTAATTCGGGGGTGTCCGCATAGCTGTCAGCCGGAATACCCGTACCGACCAACAGATATTCCTGGCTGTTTCCCAAGTATTCGCGGGTTGACGCATCAACGTGATAGACCGTGATCCAGCCAGACGATACCGCGTGCCCGTTTTCGTCCAGCGTGGTTTCATTCGCCATTACCGAATTATTTCGCATTATGCGGCCCTCACTATGTAGTTAAAGGCGATGTTACGCGGGCGTGTTTCTTTACTCCCATCCACCGTTCCACCGCTGCTGATTTCGTTTGAATAGCCTACTGTTGGTGTAGGGGTATATTGGGACAGCAGACCGATCCCGGTATTCATACCGGTTTGTAGCGGATTACTGTTTACCATCGTGCCAACGTGTCTATGGTCTTGAATAGCCTGGGTCTGTGCAGACAGTAAACCGCGCCCGACATCAACGCCCCGCCCATCATCCCAGCCACGGATAAACTCACCGCGCAGGTCAGGTAAAAAACCCGACGGGTAACGCCCAGCTAATAGGGGATACATCGATTTATTGAAGGACTGCCCATTACATTTCAGCCACCCGTCAGGGGCTGTTGCACCGGGATAAGGCAAGGGGATACCTACCAGTTCATTTTCTAATTGGGTGATACGAAGCGTTTGTCTGGCTGTGTCGGTATCCATTACCGCAAGCTGACCCAACCCTAAATTTTTTCGGCTGGCTTCTTTATCACGTAATGCGGCCAGATTATCGTCCTTACGAAGATAGAGGGTCTGCGCATTTTGTTCTGCCAGGCTTCCTTGTTTACGCCAGTCGGTGATATTGCCGTTTTCATCAATATCCGCGACAGGAAGCAAATAGTGCTGAACACCATCGCGTATTTCATGATCTGCCGAGTTGGCAACAACGATCTGGCTATCAACCGCCCATGCCTGTGTGAATTCACCACGCCAGCACACATCCAGAAAGACACGAGTCGGCAATGCATCCACCGTAATTTTTAGATCACTCGACAGCGAAGTCCTAAGCCCAGCGGCATAGGCTACCCCCGCTTTTACAACATACGCATTGCCATCTTTGACAACCTGATATGCATTGCCAAAAAACGCGGATGAACCATACCTGTCCATATTTTCAATGCGGATACGCTCATCAATCCCCGCCAGACGGGCTGAAAAATCAATCTGCCAGGTATCGGCTGTCACGTTGATTTGTGTGGCAGCGGCAGCCCCATCAAACTGCATCATGAGATTACGGGTCAGGCTGTTGCCCTGCTGGCCGTTTCGGGTCGCCAGTTTCTGCTGGGTGCGTACATGCACAATCATCAACACGGTATTCGTTTGGCTGTCCAGCAGGCCGATCCAGTTGTAATCCCAATCCCCCACGGTGGTATCCAGCACCACCGAATAAACCACGGCGTTTTCATTCAGAACACCCGCCTGGGTAATGGCGGCGGTATGCTGAATCTGATCGGCAGGGGGTAACCCTTCGTTTCGGTCTACCGGCACCGATTCATCCTGACCCGGTATCCGCGCAAAAACGACTTTATCGGGCCGGGCTGCCACGCCATCTAAAACCCGCTGAACATTCCACGTTTCAAACGCATGGGTAATCACACTCTGCGCCATAATCCCTCTTACACGTTGGCTGAATAATATTCTGTCGAAGCGGATGCGCGCGCATAACGCAACGCAACACGCGCCGTTATCGTTCCAACCGGCATCAAACTGATTGCGTGGTAGTATTCTGCGTTGTGCTCAAACTCCCCGCCCCGAACTGACTGGGTTTCCCCATTCGAGAGGTCAAACGTATAGCGGCGGCAGGTGCGGCCGTACTGCCTGACCAGACTCATCATCAAGGCGTTATACCCGCTTAACTGCTCATCGTTGATACGCACCAGGATCACATCCCAGTCATACCCTGGCTGACGTTCGGCCAGGGTGACAGTGCCAATCCCCAGCCGCTCAAAAATAGCGATAAACCCGGCCACACTGCCCGCGTCCTGCGCATTCACAAAGGCGTACTTCACCCGCCGCCGAAAAAGATCGAGCGCTTCCCCTTTCAGCCGGGAAATGTCGCGCTGATACGCCAGCACGTTTAGCAACGGCTCCGCACAGGTATCGACGTCCAGTTGCTGCAACGGCCAGCGCAGCCAGTCATTCACCTGCAACCAATAGGCTTTGCTGGCATTCAACAGGCCGGCTGGTTCGCCCTTATCCATCCATGACGGTAGCCGCAGGCCGGCCAGTTGCTCTTTAAAATCAGGCATCGGCTATCACCACCGTCAGCGAGGCCAGACGCGGCACACTTAGCCCGCTGACAATATCGCCCAGGGAAAAATCCAGTGACGCAATCAGCGGAAACGTGTCGTGTAATTCCTGTGCCAGCGTGGAAAATGAGAAGCGCGACCAGGGCCACGTCTTTTCCACGTCATACCCGGTGTTTTCCCGAAAAGCACAGCGGACTAGATCCTGGCACCCGGTACGCAAGGCGGCTAACGCCTCATCCGTCATGTTCACCAGATTGCGCACATAGACCGTCACGGTTAAATCGTGCTGTGTTTCCGGCAGCGCCACACAGCGCAAATCATCGCCGTGGCCGTGGTACCCCTGCGCCGTGATGTAATCATTCACCGCATCAATAAAGGGCTGCGATACCACCCCCGAATCCAGCAACAGATAAGCATTGGCTGTACCCGGCCCACGCGGGGCGTCATGCTGAAAGAAAATCCGATCGATGCTCAATCCGGCCACCGCCGCTATCATGCTGCGGTACACCGCGTCGGTGTGATAATTCCCGACCAGATTGAACTGGTTGCGGCAACGCTCGCGCAGCTCATCATCGGATTCCTCATCCGCACCAGGCGTCAGCAACCAGTCCTCTTGATTCTCCACCCGCTCAATACCGGCAACCCCCACCGGCAAAATCCGGTAATAACCGGGGGCCAGATTGAATGCACCACCTTCCGCCGTGGCGATCACCGGGACGTCAGCGCTGGCCTGCCCGGCGGTAATCACGGTATCCGCTGACACCGCCAAACTGAAAATCGTGCCGTTAATGCGTTCGGTCTGAATCAGCGTCCCCGCCGGGATCACTACCGCCTGCGCCGCATCCGACTTATAGAAACGGATAACGCCCGATGCCGCTGTGGCCGCCTTGCGTGACAGATTGACACCCCAGGCGAACAGATTGAGGAACGAGCCGGACGCCGTAGCCAGATACATATTGGCCAGCACTACGCTGATCAGAACGTCTTTCAGCCAGATAACCGGCGTTGTCACCATGACCGAGATCAGCCGCCAAAACGGCGACATCCGCGATGTGTTAGTGACCAGACCGGATGCCGTTACTTGCGCCTGAAACTGTTCCGTTACCTTCTCGGCCGTCACCGGCATCCCGGCCTCTTTCAGCGCCTGCTCATAATCAATCTTCGGCTTTTCCGTCATACGTCCACCCTGGCCGTAATCGGCCCGAAATCATAGGTTTCCGCCGTCACCCACAGCCGGGTCGGGCTTTCTTCACTGACCACGACCGTACCGGGGATAATTCGTTCATCGTCTTCAACCAGAATAATCATTTGTGTCAGTACATCGGCCCGCAGCGTCGGGCTGCGCTCGGCCACCAGTTTGGTGGTCAGTCCGCTTTCAATAATGGCGTGAACGCAATCCTGACCAATACTGATCCGGTTATTGCAAAATATCGGCTCACGCCCCGCATTCAGGCTGAAATCACGTTCTGTAATTAACAGGTCAATATATTTCACGTCATCCATTACCGCAGTGCTTCCCATTCCGTTAATTGCTCAGGGGTAAATCCTTTATTGGCATAAATCGTCAGATTTTCTACTTTCCGGCTGTTGTCGGTGTAATTCTTCGCATTGCTATTACTGATATCCTGTTGCAGTCCGCCCGAATCAATCCCCTTTATTTTCCCGCCCGTTAATAAGCCCTCACCACCCGGTCGGGGAACAGATTCAGGCATAGCAATATTGATCCCCGGAATCGCGTTTAGCTTTTCAACAATCCAGCGATAAGACGCATTGAACGACGCTAAAACACCGTCCCATAAACCGGAAAAGATCTCCCCGACGCCATCAACCATTTTTCCCATCGTCTCAGACAGGGAGAAATTACCCATCGCATTTACAACACGGTTCCATCCGTCAACGATGCCTTGCCATGCCTGACCAAATATCTCCGCAACCCATTGCACCTTTTCCGTAACGGTTTTCCACATATCGGTTTGAGTAATCGCGTTTTTTATGCCATCCCAATGCTTAATAAGCAGATAACACCCGGCGACCAGCAAGGCGACGGCACCGATAATCAGCAGCACTGGCCACAGCGCGATATTGAATGCTACTCCGGTTAACAGGCTGGCCATGCGAACGGCCAGCAGTACACCACGCAAAATACGCATCGTAGCCGCCCACGCCAGCACGGCTTTGTTATACAGCCAGATAGCCACCACATGGATCCTGATAACCGCTGTCAGTCCGGCCCATAGACCACGCAAGCCCATCAGGACAAAGCGCCCGACGCCCAGCACAATATTGACCAGCGCCCCGGCTGCTGCCAGGCTCATCACCGCCAGTACGCAATAACCGATCACCCGCGTGATATTCGGGAACAGATTCAGCCACCTGACCAGCACCTGTCCGCCATCAGCCATTTTGTTGATCAGCGGGTACAAC